GAAGCACCAGACGAATATGAAAGAATGAGAGAGTTAGCTGGTTTAAGATAACTAGCTAATCCACTTATAAGTTTTATTTCTTTTTCTTTAAAAAAGACTTGACAAATATTGTAGCGATGTTATACTAATAACTGTGCTACAAACTTAATAGGCACAACGTAGCAATGTAGCTACATAACACGACATAGGCATTTATAGGAGGCATTAACTATGGCATCATTAGCAGAAATTCGAGCTAAACTAAAAGAACAAGAAAGCCGTGCATCAGGCGGTGGTAGTGGATCAAACGGTCCAAACCCAATTTACCCATTTTGGAATATTAAAGAAGGCGAGAGTTGTACTCTACGTTTCCTTCCTGATGGAGACGCAGATAATACTTTCTTTTGGAAAGAACGTTTGATGATCAAACTTCCTTTCGCAGGTATTAAAGGTGAAACTGATTCACGTCCAGTACAAGTACAAATTCCATGTATGGAAATGTACGGCGAGACATGTAATATTCTTAATGAAGTGCGTGGCTGGTTTAAAGATTCAAGTCTTGAAGACATGGGTCGTAAGTATTGGAAGAAGCGTTCATATGTATTTCAAGGCTTTGTAACAGATAATCCAATTGCTGATGATCAAGCACCTGATAATCCTATTAGGCGTTTCATTATTGGTCCACAAATCTTCCAGATCATTAAGACAGCATTAATGGATCCAGACATGGAAGAAATGCCAACTGACTATACAGCAGGTGTAGACTTCCGTCTTAACAAGACAAGCAAAGGCGGCTATGCAGACTATGGCACATCAAACTGGGCACGTAGAGATCGTCCATTAGGTGATGCAGAAATGTCTGCAATTGATACACACGGTCTGTTTACGTTGTCAGATTTCCTACCTAAACAGCCAGACGCAACTGCACAAAAAGTGATGCAGGAGATGTTTGAAGCGTCAGTAGACGGCGAAGCATACGATCCTGATCGATGGAGCAACTATTTCCGTCCTGCAGGTATGCAAGCACGTACTGGTGATCCCCAAGTAGCAGCAAGCCCACAAGCAACTGCTGTAAGTCAAAGTGCGCCAGTAGCACCGACACCAGTAGTAGAAACTGCACCAGCGCCAGAAGCAACTCCAGCGCCAGCAGCTGAAGCAGCGCCTACAGAAGGTGGCAATGCTCAAGATATCTTGGCAATGATTAGGTCACGTCAACAGTAATAATTTATGGGGGAGAAGTCCCCCATATAGCTTTTTAGATTAGGAGAATAATATGGCTAATAAGGCATTTGATCCGACTAAGTTTCGGACGGCACTAACTAAGTCCATATCAGGTATGAGTGCAGGATTTAACGATCCTACTGATTGGATTAGTACAGGTAACTTCGCACTCAACTATCTTATTTCAGGAGACTTCAACAGAGGTGTTCCGATGGGTAAGGTAACGGTGTTTGCAGGAGAGTCAGGCGCAGGTAAAAGTTATATCTGTGCAGGCAACATTGTAAAAGCAGCACAAGAACAAGGCATCTTTGTAGTACTAATTGACTCAGAGAACGCACTTGACGAATCGTGGCTACATGCTCTTAATGTAGACACATCAGAAGACAAACTACTAAAACTCAACATGTCAATGATTGATGACGTTGCTAAAACTATTAGTACGTTTATGACAGACTACAAAGCAATGAACGAAGAAGACCGTCCTAAGGTGTTGTTCGTTATTGATAGTTTAGGTATGTTGCTAACACCTACAGATGTTGATCAGTTTAACAAAGGTGACATGAAAGGTGATATGGGTCGTAAGCCTAAGGCATTAACTTCACTTGTTCGTAACACAGTTAACATGATTGGTTCACATAACGTAGGACTTGTATGTACTAATCACACATATGCATCACAAGATATGTTTGATCCAGATGACAAGATCAGTGGTGGACAAGGCTTCATTTATGCATCAAGTATTGTTGTTGCTATGAAGAAACTTAAACTAAAAGAAGACGAAGATGGTAACAAGATCAGTCAAGTTATGGGTATCCGTGCTGGCTGTAAAGTTATGAAGACTCGTTACGCTAAACCTTTTGAAGGTGTACAGGTTAAAATTCCTTATGAAACAGGAATGAATCCTTATAGTGGTTTGCTTGAATTGTTCGAAGCAAAAGACATTATTAAAAAGCAGGGAAACAGACTTGCGTACACTACACTTGATGGTGAAGAGATCCTTGACTATCGTAAAAAGTGGATTGGTACAAACCTTGATAAGGTTATGTCAGACTATCTTGTAAAAGAGTCTCAAGTGGTAAATACCGCTGAAGTTGACGAAGAAGCAACTGACGATAATCTTATTGAGGAAGCGTTTAATGAATGAAGAGAACATTGCCGACATTTGGACTTTGTTTAAGGAATATTTAGACAAAAAACAAATAGAAATTATAGCTGAAAAATTTGTCGATCTTATGGCTGACTACGGAGTTTCTGATCAAACTCTAAAAGAATCTATGGGATGTGATGCAGCATTAGACGATGCTATTCACTACTATCTAGATTTAGATAACGACGAAGAAGAAGATGAATGGGATTAAATAATGGGATGGTATAGCGAAGTAAGCCGCGACATAAGTAGAATACCTGATGCAATAGCACACTTTGAGCAAGAATTAATCCAAGCTCGTGCAGAATGCAAACTTGTAGGTAATGTTGAGAAGTCTGCGGCTGCTATGCCAGGCCTTGTTGAACACCGTTTTAATCAGTTACAAGAAATTGAAGCAATTTTAAACTACTTAAATATCGAGCTACGTAGATTGCGTAGCTCGTATTTTAAGAAATATCTTGAAAACTATCAACGAGCTCTGTCAAGCCGTGACGTTGAAAAATACGTAGACGGTGAGGCAGACGTTGTTGACTA